ATTTACCAATTAATGCCCAACCAACTTTAATTCTTTCTCTTTTAAATAATTTTTCTGCAGTATCGTAATATAGACCACTGTATTTACCAGGTTCTACTTTTTCATCAACAGATTCTTTCCATAACCATTCAAATGCAGTTGAAGCATATGCAATAGCCTTCTTAGGATCTTGCTTGTATTTTTTAGCTAATGCAGTTATATCTTTAGTGTTAAACTTCTTATCAGATAAATCTGCTAAGGCATAATCAAACTCATCAGAAAGACCGTAATCAGCGTGGGTTTTTCCTTCATTAATAGGTTCTAAACTGCTTAATATTTTACTACCATAATTTGATAGTGTAACATTATCCTCTTCTATCTTAAAGAATCTTTTATTTCTTTGAGTCCATTTGTTAGGGCTCTTTGAATGCTTAGCGACAATTTCATTAAACTCAGAAAGGGTCAATTTCTTGTCCCTTAATGCTTCAATAATGCTATTTCTAATAGCGGCAACTTGTCTTACATTTTTCTCAGGATGGTTTTCGGTGTATTTTCGTTTTAAAACGATTTTACCTTCATTAACCTCTTCTAAGTATTTATTGAAATTAATCATTATTTATTTATATTTTTCTTTATTTTATTATATATCATGCTTTTTTAACCATCTTAAATGAGAACTTATTTCTAGTTGGATCATTAACAGAAGGTGTCGCATTAAATAAAAACTTACCTTCCGCAAACTTCTTAAGGGTGTATTTTTGATATTTGTTTTTTGTACTAATTTTAAGATCAATGTATAATTGTAAAACATCAAATTTTTGAATAACAGATGCTAATGCGTCTATTAAGAGCTGGTTATCATTTAATGTATCTTTAACATGATAAGCCAATGGAGAGAATATTAATCCATATCCTTTCTCTCTTGCTATAGCGTCTATGATTTGTGATTCTTTATTATCCCACCCTGCAGGTCCTTTCTTAAGTCTATTAAAGTATCTTGTAAATTTGGCGTATGTTTCTTCTGGGTTATTTGTGAATTCTTTTCTAATCCATTCTGTTAAATCTTTGCTATTTAATTTAGAATAAGTTAGACTTTTATCTCCTAATAATTCTTTTAAATATTCCCATCCAGGGCAATTAATTAATTCAGCTACTCTAAACATTCCGCTAAATGCGCTTTCAGAACCAAAAATTCTTACAACATTTAACATTAATTTTTCATCATTAGTAGACATTAATTTCTCCCATTTTTTAGGATCTGACTCTATTAACTTTGCAACATTACTTAAAGATGCACTTGCACCTTGACCTGCTTTCATTGAAAGGCCCTGTCCATCTATATAAAAATCTACAAGCGGTTCATTAGCTGCTGCTGGAAAGTTTAGTCCTAATTTTGAATATCCTGTTTTTTGTAACATAAATACTCCTCCTAATATTTCTCCAAAATCTTTTGCTATCTTTAAAATATCAGTGTCTGATATTTGTTCAAATTCTCCTTCAAAATTTATAGTTTCACTAAATCCAGCAGTTAAATCAGAAACACTATTAAATTGCCTTTTAACAATTCTAAGATTATCAATTAACATCAACATGAATTCCATATGAATTGATGAAATTACTTCATTTTTTACATGTTGACTTAATTTAGCTGATACCACTTTTTTAATTTTATCTACGCTATCATAAGTATTTCCACCTAAATTTAAACCGTCAGGTGTAAGCATTTTATCAGTGATGCTTGATTTTGCTTTTAAATTATCTAAAATATAACATATGTCTCCTTTTTGAGCCATATATTTTCCTATTTTAAAAGGTTTTAAAACTGTTATTTTAAAAGTATTATAAGTTCCTGATTTTGAATCTCCTTTTTTAGCTCTATCAGGTGGAGCTACTAATAAATTATAATCTTTATCTTCTTTTAGCTTTTTTAAAACAACATCTTTTAAATAAGAAGAGGTTTTTCCTGCATCACCTGAAATCCCATATCTTAATTCTCCTAATTTTTGTTTCTTATTCCCTCTTACTTTATTATTTTCCAATTCTAAACTTATCGCTCTTGAAAAATCTTGGCTATATGCTGTTTTAGCTTCAAGGATAACATCTTGAACTGCTTTTTTTAATGCTATTTGAAAATTAGTTCTAATACTCATAATCTTTTTTATTTTCCTAACGGTAACTAGCTAATTGTTTTACTAGCCCAGTATAATGGTCTGCTTTCTGTTTTATTTCTTTTTTCAATTGATTAATCTCTTGTTTCGAAACTTTTTTAATTCCATGGTTTTCCCAAAACGAATCATCTTTTGATGGATTGGCTTTTGTATTTTGCATAGCAATTTTTTCAGTCGGTGCAGATACAAACTCAAAAGTTCCTTCAGTTGGCATTTTCCATGGATAGCAATCACGCTCGGAATGTTGATAAACAACCCAGTCCATGTTTTGAAAAAGTCTAGGGTAATTTTCATAAGCCCAATCTTCAAGTTCCTGACCCTTATCTTTATCAGCAATATATGTAAAATAAGTCATATTCTTTCCTTTATTGGTAAACTCATCAATAATAAACTTTAATTTTCCTTTTTTATCAAATAGGAATTTATGACCTTGTACGTTTTCCTGTACCCAATCAGCATATTTGCTAGCATTTGCTATTTTATAAAGGTGGCTATTATAATTAACAAACACCGGCTTAAGAGCCGCTTGAATTTTATCAAAATTTTCAGCGTTCATTTCTAAGGTCTCATGTTTTTTCATGAGGACTTTTGCTATCTTAGCTGCTGCTGGAGTGTATCCAAAATCCTCATTCTCGTTAATAGGTTGATTTGATTCACCTATAAACTGTTCAAATAATTTAATGTTTTTCATAACCTTGTTTTTTTATTTCTTAAATTCAGAAAAGGTTAGTATCTGTTCTTGTAAGACTCCAACACTATCTTCTAATTTTTGTTTTAATTCTTTATACATTTTATGAAGACTTTTTGGTGTCATTTTTCTAAATAACTTTTCATCTCCATCAAGTAATGCGTTTCGTACTTTTGTAGCACTTATATTATCATCGGTTCTTGGTATTTCTTCAAGTCTAAAATCACTATCTACACCAAGTTCCTTTCTATATTTATCATTGTTAACTTGGAAGCCGTAAGTTTTCATTCTATCACTTCCAGTTCCCCAAAGTACTGGTTCGTATTTTGGTCTAAGTTGGTTAAACATCTTATCAATTGCTGCAGTATCTACAACGAATACATTTTCAATAGGATATTCTTTCATTGCACTTTTGATCATTTTAACTTGATCATTTTCATCAAAAGGTCTCTTGAAACTATCTTCTTTCTTTTTAGTTTTTGCCTTAACTAAAAATATAACAGTTGGAAGTCCATTTTGGCTATGAAGATGTTCAACAACTTTAGCATGTCCAAGTGTAAAAGGTTGGAATCTACCAACAAACATATTTACTGGCATTGCGCCTTTTTCTTTGTGTTTTACCGTTAGGCCTTCATTAATAGGATTTGGTTCTCCTTTTAACTTATCATTTATTTTAAAAGTATTAAAATCCATTATGTCATTTTCATCAACTATTTCAAATACTCTATTTCTAATATTTTCTATAATATTATTAAGAGTAAAATAAACATCTCCTCCGATAATTGAATTTTCTTTAACTTTCTTTTTTCTAAAGGTTCCTAGCATTATTTTAAACAACTCTGATAACTCTTTAGAATCATCAATAAGTTTATATGTTTCTAAATTTTGAATAAACTTAGGATTTAAATCAAATTCTGGATCATTAGCAAAACTTGCCTTGTTAAAATCTACTCCAATAAAAGATTTAATATTTTCAGATACAAATAAATTAAAGGCAGCAGAAAGAAGTTCAATATACCTTTCAACCGTATCTTCTTTTTCTAATTTTATAGTATTAAAATCAAAATTATTAAAATACTCAACAAGCCTAAGAACTGCTATTTGATAAGAATCTGAAGATTTTCTTTCTTCTTGTTTATTTTCTTTTAAAGGACTTTGAAATTTAAAATTCTTTATATTTTTACCATCTATGAAAGTAAGCACTAAACCATCTATTTCTTTATTTAAGTCAGAATTTAATGTTGAACTATGAATAGATTCGTTAAAAATATTAAATGCCCTATGTGTAAAAGATCTATCATTAAATAAATGCTCTGCTTCATCTAATTGTATTTTTAAAAGATTAAAAAGTTTTTCTTTTTGATAATCTCCCAACACTCCATCAAATATAACTTGTGGAGAATCTACATCAAGGACCTTTGACCATTTATCTAAGATTTTTGGATCTCTAATAACTTTTTTAACTTGTGTTCCATCTTCAGAAAGAACTTGTATATGATTTAATATTAAACTATTTTTAGGGACTTTATCATACTCAATATCGACTGTTTTGTTTCTAGTCATATAATCAAATCCAAATTTCCAATCACTTGGAAGCTGTTCTATTTGATTTTCCGGAAGTGCTTTAAAATGACCTATTCCCTTTTCATAGTAACTAACAATTGTTCTATCTACTTTATTTAAGGGCTCAACTTTACCAGATTTATAAAACTCTAAAAGATTATCCTTTCTTCTAACATAAAGACTGCTTGCCTGAATTTTTTCAGTAACTAAACATCTTTGCTTTAAAAGATTTTGAAATAAATCTTCCTCAATAGAATTGTAATATGTCCTTAAATCCTGTAATGCCATTTTTTTTAGTTTATGAATTCATTTAATATTTTGTTTCGCCGTATTTTCCTATTTTAATTTTTTTGCCATCAGCAAATACTCTCCAACCAGGTCTTCCAGTCTCGGCATAAAATCCATATGGAGCAGGTTGTATTACAAGATCTTCTTTAGCCTTGTCTATGTCGCCTTTACCGTCCCATATTGCAGAATCTACCTTTTCTTGATCTGCATAATCATATGCTACAAATACCTCACCATCTGGTGAATATACAAATTTAGAATCTTGATCTAATACTTCAGACCCTGGATTCTTTTTAGACAATTGCTGTAATTTAGACCTTTTATTTTTACTAGGAAAAGAATCTTCAGCATCCTTAATTTTTTCTAAAAACTCAGGTAATTGCTTCCTAATATTTTCATTTAAAAACTCTTCAAATAGTTTTACGTTTTTCATAGCCTTTTTATTTTTTAACTATATTTATCTTCCGTATTTTATAATGCCCATTAGCTGGTTTATTGCAGCAAATGTGCCGGTAAGTTTCATTATCTTACCTTTATATTTAAAAACTATTCCTTCGGTTGGTACTATACTTTCAATACCACCAATAGTTTCTAGTCTATTTAATTCAGCCTCAACTTTTGCAACTTGAGTAAGATCGCCATTTAATTTTACATTTTGAGCAGCCTTTCTAATTTTATTATGAAGTTTTTGTTTTTCTAACTCTGGGTTAGCAGCAACAAAATTACTTGCATTTTTTAGAACATCAGCTCCCAATTCTAAGAATAAATTTTCAAAAGGCAATATGTTCTCTTTATACTTTTTATCTCTAATCTTATCAAATGCTTTGATTTTTTTCATTTGATCAGGTGTCGCCATTTTTTTCATAGCAACAAGATTAAGAGTCTTTTTATCTTTATATGCCCATCTTAATAAGAGACCTTCCTTAAGGTCACTACTTAAATCACCAAATTCTTTTTCAATTTCTCTTCTCCACCAATTTTCATGATACATCTTAACCTCATCATTATTACTTAAACTAAACTCATCTTTTAAACTATCTAATTTATTAATATAATAAACTTGTCTTTTTTCAAAGTCTACTGGTTTTTGTAATTTTAATATTTGAGGTGGAATAATTGTAAAAGTCTTTTGGACATTTGCCTCAACTTCTTTAATAATATTAGCAACTTTTGCTCCAGTTTGCTGTGATGTATCTGTAATATTACCTGAACCATCTGTATGAACCATTCCATGGAATTGAATAACATCTCTATCGTAATTAATTACATTAGGATTTTTAGAATAAATTAATTCCATATTTAAAAAGGAAGTACCATCATTAAAATCTGAATGGTCTTTTAAACTTAATAAGGCCTTTTCTAAATCTCTTGCTGAAAGAATAAATGTATCTTCAACAAGTTTAGAAGGGTGGCCTTTGAACATTTTAACTATTCCATTATAATCTAATGGCGCAATTAACTGTCCTTTATTTCTAGCAAAAAGAACTTTGCCATCCTTTACAGTCACAAAAAGATTTTGACCATCTGTTTTTTCAGTTGGACCAGCCTCAAAGCTAATCTCGCCCTGTAATGAGTTTTTGACTATTGTTTTAAAATCTTGAAATGTAAGATCATGATAATCAAAAGGATGGGCCATATGTCCAGCTGCACCTCCTTCTAAGATAAGTTCCCCAAAAAAGAACTGATATTTTTCAGTTAGAAATTGATTATAAGTAAGTAACATATTTACTATTATATTATCCTAAAGAAGATTGTAGCATTCCTACTGCTGCACCATAATCTCCGTCTGCTTTTTTAAGCATTCCTTTTGCAGCCTCTTTAGCCTTATCTTCATCAAATTCGTCTCCAAAAGCCTCTTTGTAAACTGCCATAGCCATTTCCATAAAATCTTCATCAGATGATACTTCAGCTTCAACAACTTCAGTTTCTTCAACAGATTCAGTAACTTCTTCAGTATTTTCAGTTGAAGTTTCTCCTAAAAGAGTAGTAAAGAATTCCATTCTTTTTTCTTCAGCAAGTTCAGATACTGAAGTTACATTATAAGATGCTAATAATTCTGTAAATCTTTTTGCTTCATTTTCTCTTTTTTCAGAAGTTTCTTTTTCTATTCTATCTTCTAATACTTTAGCTCTTGCTTGAGAAAAAGTAGCAAATGTTTCTAGTTTTCTTTCCATTTTGTTTGTTTATTTTTGTTTTAATATAATATTATATATCTATATTTTTATTCAAACTGGAATTTCTTTACTTCGTAGTCAAATTTTTGCTCTTTATAAATAGATTGGCGAGCTTTTGAGTGTTTCATGAGATAGTTGGTCCACTCTTCTGTTTTTAAATTATCAACAAAATCTACTATTAAAACTTTGTCTTTAGAATGATGCTGTCTTAATCCTCTACCTATACTCTGTCTTATAATAACCTCTGATTTAAAACTTTCTGTAAAAAAGATATTATGTATTTTTTTGATAGAAATTCCTGTTGAAAAAGTACCATAACTTGCAACAATTACAACTTCATCTCCAGCCTCCATTTTCTTTTTATACTCCTCTCTAACATCTTTATCGATTCCGCCATCTACATAATAAACCATCTTTCCACTTTCTTGCCTTAGCTTATCATAAATCTTTTTACCATGTTCTATTCTATGAAAAAGAACAAGACTATTTCTTGGTATTTTACTAATTACTTTACATATGAAATTAAGCCTAGCATCTGAGTTTATAATATAATTCTGCTCTAATTGAAAAACATCCTTATTTTCATACTTATTTAAGGCCAATTCAGCAAAGGCTGTTTTAGCGCTATCCGGAGCATAATCCATTTCGATTACCTTTACTAAACATTTAGCAATATAACCTTCTTGCTGTAAAAAATGGGCGTTTACTTCACTAATTAAAGGTCCAGTGTAGGCCATTAATGTGAGTCTATCAAGCGTTCCATCTTTTGGAATAGTACCTGAAAGACCATATCTATATTCTGCATTAACGCATTTTTGAAGAATTGTTTTAATAGATTGACTTTTCATTTTATGACACTCATCGACTATCACTGCATCAAATTGTTCAAAGTATGCCTTCTCCTTTTTAACAAGAGATTGATAGGTTCCAATGATAACATTTCTGGCTGGTCTTATTTTTTGACCACTATAAATTTGTTGTATTTTAATATTGACCCTATTTGCAAAATTATAATCCATAAAATCTTCAGTTGCCTGAACAACTAATGAAACATTAGGAACTATAAAAAGTATTTTCTGGGCGTGTCCTCTTTCTAAAAGATAGGCAACTGTCAAGAAGCTAATTAGTGTTTTACCAGCAGATGTTGCAAGCTCGCTAAGACACTTTCTAAACTTAAGAATATTATATGCAGCCTCGATTTGATAGTCTCTAGGAGTGATACTAGATCCTTCAAAGAATGCCAATGCCCATTTTTCAAACCATTCTGATGTAATATTTCTATCAAAAAGAGAAGTTACTCCATTTATATTTAATTCAAATCTATATTCTTTACATACATTATAAACATATCTCCATAATCCAGATGGGATCCATTTATTATCTTTAAAATATGAAACGTATCCGTCCCATACTCCTCTTTTTACAAGAGGATTAAATCGCCAACTATCAATTCTCTTTGTTAAAGAAATGTTTAGTTGTTCAAGTTCTAATTCTGTCGCCTCATCAACTCTTAAATATTGCTTATTTTCTGTGAGTGTTAACTCCATACAATCTTTTTAAGTTTTCTATCATATTAGGTCCTTCAATGCTAACCTATTACGAACAGCAAATCCCATATTATCTAGGGTCTTTACTGATTCTCTATAAAATTCTATTTGGTTTTCTAATAAAGAAAGAATCATTCTATCATCTGCAAGTTCTGCTTCGATGAATTTTTCTCTTATTTTGTCAGTTAATTTATAATCATAGTTATAATATCTAATCCAAGCATCTTTCCATTTAAGATCAAGCTGCTTTTTTTGTTCTTTAAACTTTATTTGAACATACATTAATTGTTCAACTAATAATTGTCTAGTATGAAGAATATTTGCTATGACTTCTTCCATACCATTTAAACTTTTAATTCCTTTTGCAAGAGAAGTTATTTTAACTGTCCATTTTTCTCGTTGTTCAACTAATCTTTCATCTAATTGCAATATTTTATCTTTTTTAACTTCTTTTTCCATTAGAATAACCCTTTATTATCTCCTTTAATAAACTTCGATGCTTTTAATTTCTTCTTATATTTAGGTGGATTCATTTTAATTAACTTTCCTTCAAAATCTTTATCTTCAAAATCAAAATCCACAATTCTCTTTAAACCTTTAAATCGATCTCTATCTTTATAAAACTTTTCTAATTCTTCGTCCATCTCTATATCAAACATATCTTAAATCTAATTTATTGTTTGTGAAATAATCTTCTAAACTAGACAAAGATATTTTTATACCTTTTTGGTATGCTATTTTTATAAGATCATTAAGATCCTTTATATTATATTTATCCATTTTTTTATCTTTCAAAAACTTGGTCCACATAAATACTTTCTTACCTAATTTTAATTTTTCAATGGTTTTATTTAATCCTGCCTTATCATTATCCAGCATATATCTTACAGTTTCAATACCATCTAATTTTGTGGTATCTCTTCCAACTGTACAAAGTGCTAAAGAATTCTTCATAAATAAAGAATCCATAGGTCCTTCAAAAACTGTAACTGGACTCTGAAAATTAGCCTTTAAAACTCCAAAAAGAGTAGATACATTATTTAATTGACCTAATTCTTCTTCAGATAATTCAATAGGTTTATTTAAAACGCTTTCATATATTTTACCTATATCATAAGTTAAATATCTTGATCCTTTGCCGAACATTCTACGAGATTGTGCACCTATTATCCTCCCATCTAACGTTTTATTTAATATCCAAAGTCTACCATCTTTTCCATTATATAAAAAGTTATCAATCTTACGATGTAATAATCTTTCTTTTAATTTGAACCATATCCAATCTCCAATTTGAATACTTTTTGCTCCAGTTGCCTTTGAAAAATCTTCAATTGAAATAGATAGATTTATTATTTTCTCATAAATAAAAGGTGTAAACTTTGGAGAAGTGTCTGCAGAACTTTTATTCTTTTTAATATATTCTATAATTCCAATTGCATCCATATTATCAGACATTCTAATTCCATGGTCTTTTAATAATCCATAGACATCAGTGTGATAATCGCAATTAAAACAATGGTATTGAAGAGTGTCCCAATAAAGATTTCCTCGCTTTAAAGTGTCGTCCCTTGTAGAATCTCCACAATAAGGACATGCACAGCTTAATCTGCCATGCATGTCTTTTATCATTTGTTTATTGTGATTATTGTGTTCCTTAAGAACTATCTTCTTTAGTGCGACTTTAATCTTTTCTTTTAACTCTAAAGATAATATATTAGATTTCGAGGTCATTCAAAAACGATTCTAAATCATCACTTGAACCTGTTTTCTCAGTAACAGTTTCTTTCTTCTCCGTAGTTTTTGTAGGAGCAGTTGTAGCCTCTGTTGTATTAGTAGGTTCTTCAAATGAAGTAGTAACGCTATCCATAGCACTACCTGGATTTAAATACATTTTAATAACGCTATTTACGAAATTTCTAGTGGATTCATCCCATGCTTGATATTCAAACTGCTTTAATGATGGAGCAGCCTCTAACTCAGCCTTAATAGTGTCCATATCTTCTTGAGATCTTTCTGCTGGTTTTTCACCTAAAGTAATAGATGAAGTAGTTGAAGAGAATTTAGACTTATCATAATTATTATAATCATTTTGACGAGTAATAATTAATTCGAAATTCTTTCCTTCAAAAAGATCAAATACTTGAGTTGGCTCACCAAAATCTGGTCTCAATTCAGCATCGATTTTTTCTTTGATTTTATAACCGAATTTAAAGACTTTATAAGTTCCTTCTAAATCAGGAAATTGTGGGTCTTTAATAATTTTAACAAGAGCAACGTATTGTTCTCTTCTTTTTAATTTATCAGACGCTTTACGATCTACTGCGCTATCTGATTTTCTTAACTTCCAAAAAGCATCTGCTATTGGGCAACTTTCACCAACTGAACTTGGAGAGTCTACCAATTTAGAATCGCCATCTGGTCCTGTTAACCAGTTTACGTACTTCTTAATAAGACTGTTTCTTGGATTTTCAACGTTTGGTACAAAGCGAATAAGTGCTTTATAAGTTCCGTCTTTACCGTCATCTGCGGTAGGTTTGTACATAGTATTTGAACCAGTACTTTCTTGTTGTTCATGAGTATTGATGTCTTCTACACCAAGACTAAAAATATTAAATTCTTCTGCCATAACTTTAAAACTTTAATTTACTTTAATTCTTTTAATTCTTTTAATTAACTTTAATTATATAAAAAACTTCAACTTTGTTTAAAATTATATGAACCCTATTTAAAGTCTAACCGACCAAAGTTTGTGTATATAACACCTATCATAATATTCATTATAAGGTCCGATAATCTTCTAAATAAGTTATCGTTTTCCATATATTATTATATATCTGTTTTTAATTTTGTTTCTTTTAATTTAACCCCACTTAGACTCCACTTTTTTAAAAGCTTGTAGGCGTGGATTGTTGTCGATCGACTGACGCCTCGTTGTTCGGTTTTTAAACCTATCTAAGAGCTGGGGGATGCTGGATTCGAACCAACGGCTTCAGATTCTAACCACCAATGAATTCGTTGAGACGCGACCTCAATCCCTCAATTGGATTGGCACTTCGCGAGAGTAGCATTGGAATCTGACGATTTAACCTCTAATCGAATCCCCCATGTTTTAGCTTTTTAGCTTAGCGCGTAGAGAGGGAGTCGAACCCTCAATTAACCAACATTCCTAAGTTCTAGGCTTAGGTACCAGGCTCTATTTCAATTTCACCCATGGAGTTACTTTATCACATTGCCATAAATTTACTTTTCACCTGGCGTCTACGCGAATTATTTTCAATATTTTAAAGAACTATTATAATATAAATATAAACAAAATTTACGATATAAAAAAATCTGGAGTGAATTATTTTCAAAAAGTTATTAACAAAATAGTTTCCAATCTTTTTCAGCCTCCAATGCTGCTAACTCATAAGGGTGATTCAAATAGTTATAACCCATTGTATAATATCTTTTGTACCAGCTTGGACTCTGTAAATAATGAGTATATTCATGTATTAAAGACATTATAACATGTTGCTTACTTCTCATTTTAGGATAGAAAATACTTATCACATTTTCATCATGATCGTATTCAGCGTCTGGACTTTCTTCACCATCTTCATCATCAACCTCTTCTCCCATTAATTTTGCGTATATACTATTTTCAACATCTAACCAAGGAGTTGACTTGTGATGTTTACTCATACCATAAAACTTTTCAATTTTAGGTAAAACTTCTTGACATATTTTTATGACATTTTCCTTTTTCATTATTAAAAATTATGAATTGGATTTTGTACTTTAGGATATCTATTACAAATATCATATACTCTAGTAATTCTACTGGCTAATTCAGTTGAACACTCTAATGCATTTAATTGCAAGTCTTCATATAAATAACCATCAAATAAACCGTATAATTCATTTTCAAGATTATAAAGCTTGCTGCTATCATATGTTTTACCATCTTCTTTTAAAGAAATTTTATATAACATAACATCATTAATTAAATCTAAGACTTCTCTTCTTGTTTGATCATCCATTGATTCGTGTCTATTAAAATTTGTATAACTCATATTGTTTTAGTTTTATTATTTATAATATAAATATAAACAAAATTCTTCAAATAAAAAAATCTGGGCGCACTTTTTTTAAAAAAAAATAAAAAAATATCTTTTTTGTGAAACAAAATGTTGACGTGTGTATATAACTAAAGTCCTTTAGCAGGAAGAGATAGACTAGATTTCCGGGATCTTATAAGAGAGTTTAAATAGAAAGCGTCAACTAAGTCATCAAAGGGTTTTGGCACAGACTTGCCGACTTCTAGATTTTTAGAGAAATTCCAAAAATTTGTTTCCTCCAAAAAATCCTCTCCAGTCTGATTTTCAATAAAAACATCCCAAAGCGCTCTCTTGTTCATATTCCCTTTTCCAGCATGTTTCTTAATAGTTGCTGGAGCAATTGTTAAAATATCATCTGGTTTAAAATATTTAAGAAGTTTAATCTTAAGAATAGAGGCTCCACTTGCCATATCAATAATATTATTCGTTCCACTTGAACTTCCATAACTTACCCCTTCAAAAGCAATAATATATCCATCATCTTTAAAGGTATTTTGTGTGATGAGATTAATAACATCATTAGACATTATATCATACCTTTTTATTTTAGCTAACTCAATGCTAGAATAATCTAATTCTTTTTCAAAGTCTGGTTGAAAAACAAGAGTAACATCTTCTAAAAGCCCAATATCTTCTTGAATCTTGATAGCCTTTTTACTGCCATTCTTTTTAATATAGGATACGAAGTGGTATTTCTTCCTTTTATCATTAAAGATACATATTCCAGGTGAATTAAGAGAAAAGTCAATAGCAACAAAATTCATATTAGAATCTTTTTCCAATTACAGCACCAAGGGCGGTACCAACCAATCGAGAAGTTAATAAATCATATAGGACTCCTTTTTCAACTCCTAAAACCTTAGCAACCATTTTGCCAATAGATTTTCCAAGAGCAAATCCAGTAAGACCACCAATTATAGAACCAAAAAGTCCTTCATTAGTCATTTCATCATTAAATCTTTGTACATCTAAATTACCATTATCGTCTCTGTACTCATTTAAAAATGCGTCAACTGCCTCGTCAACTTTTTCTTCTAATTCAGGAGTCCATTCTTGTTGAAGTCCTTCTGTTAATAAAGTTAACTCATCTGAAGTTACTTTACTTTCTTCTAAATATTCTATAAATGTTTTAACAGTTTCCATAATGTATATATCAATCTATATCTATTTTAATACTAAACTTATTATAGTAGAAATTCATAGTAAATGTGTTAAATTCAGCTACATTTTCTGACATACTTAAGTTTAATTCACTTATTTGATTAAGTATAGGTTTCTCAAATGAAATGCTTGCAACTCCTAATCCTTCTGCATCTAATATTCTAAGTTTCATATCAGGAGTATATTTTTCTCTGGTTTGTTCAGCGTAATAATAAAGAAGAGTATCTAACATTATCCAATAATTGATATAACCATCTAGTAATTGTAAAGTTACGCTAAATTGTCTATCAACTGTGTTTTGTATTGGAATTTTACCTCTATGATATCGCGTTGTTCCATCATTATCAGACTGACTTACTGGATCGAAAGTTATTCCTGGCAAATTTATTGCTTGAATACTATAATTAATAAAATCAATAGGATTTTCTAACAAAGTCCCAGGTATCTTATGTAGATAGTCTTTATATTTTTCCGCAACTTCTTCCGGTATGAAATTAGAAGGAAATCTAAAATCAAATAAATTATTTCTGCTATTTAATATCATACTGTTGTATATTCGCCTCTATATACTAAAGTTTCTGTGCTTCCATTATCTATAGAAATATAATAACTTTTATCAGCAAGTCCTTTTAGTTTTGTTGCGTTTGCTTTATTTATTTGAAATAGAACCTCTCCTTTTCCCATATCAATATCTTTAAATGATGTGATATTATTAAAACTCATTCCCGAACTAAATGTTAATTTTACATTTTTAAGATTTGTAAAACTTACTCCTTTTAATTCGTCACCATCAGTTTTAGATACTGTGAATTTAATATAAGTATCAAATGGAGATATTGAAAGTGTTGAGGTTTTTCCTAATCCACTAATTAATCCATCTTCAATTGCTACATTTTCAGAATCAACGACAACATCTACTCTTTCAACAAAAGTAGGTGCGTATTTTACTGGAGCCTTTGGTAGAGCATTATTTAAAACTTGCGCTACATTTCTAGTTGCTTGTAAATCAGGAAGAGTATTATAAACTCTTGTTAAATTTGCAGTTGAAGAAATATTGACCTTCATCAATCTCTTACCATATTTTGCAGCATTATTATATGTTAAACTTGCATTTTTTACAATTTGAGTATTATCAGTTTGATTATAAATTCTCATAACAACATCAATTGCAAAAGAGGACGCAGTATTTGCATTTTTTATAATTGGTCTAAATTCTATAGGCTCTTCAAAATCTTGAACTTGAGTTATAGATGTGTTGTATGTTTCTATAAAACCAACTCCTACATTTTCAAAAACAGTTATATCAAAAATAACTGAAATATCATCAGAAGATTCCGTTATTCTATTAATGATATACTGTTCAAAATCAGCAGCACTTCCATCTTTTTCACCATATAATTTAAAATAGTCTCCATCTGTTGCCTCTTCAATGACAACTGCAAAATCTTGAAATTCATCTTCTCGACTTATAACAAAATTTTGCTCTTCTCCAGTATAAAAATAATCTATCCCTGTAGTATCTTCAACGGCATCGATTAATTTAAAAGTGGCATTAAAGTTAGAAGTAGAACTTAAATCACTACTCCCAACTGTATTATCTCCATAAAAGAAATCTTCAAATTCTTGATATTGCCCAATAAATGTTGGTACCTTAATTTCTATAAAACTATTATAAAGAGTTTCAGATAGAATAAAAGGCTTAGGGTTTTTTATTTCAAAATTAGAAGTGTTTAAATAGACAATTTGAGTTAGAAAGTTTTGTATTCCACTTGTCCTATCTGTTTTTAACTCGAATAAAAATCCTTCATAACCTCTTGATGCAAAACTAAAACCACTTCTTAAATGCAATCTTATTTTATCATATCTAATATGATTTATAGCAAGAGTTGCATCAGATTGGTTCTGTAAAAGATCAGCACTATCTGATCCTGACCAAGATGGGTCATTAATAAAGGTATTTGTACTATCTAAAAGGGCGTATTTATTTTCTTCAACGTTTACAGCATGATATCTTCCGATTGTGCCAGCCCCAGTTTTTATACTATTTCCAGTTTCTTCATCAGGTGTCGCAAAAAGCGGATTGGCTATGTTTCCAACCGTTACTTTTCCACCAATAAAATTAGTTAAAG